TCTGCCCGGAAAACAATTCCACAAACGTATTGAGGCTGTTGTAACGCCCAAACGAAACCCGACGCAACGGCGCAAGCGTAAACTGCCCTGCAGGGTCTACAAACGGGCTAGACGAATACAGCGGGTTTAATATCCCACCCGCCAAACTGTCATCCAGCGTAAACGTCATAGTGCCAGCGCTGAACTGGTCACCGATCTCGCGCCTGCCACGGTTTACGGTAATGCTTTTGCTGTACTCCATCATCGGAACAAAATCGGTAGTACCGTCTAAAACGTAAGTAGTTCCATCTAATAAACCTTGAGTGACGCTATCTAAAGTAAACGCGTTTTGTGCAAAACCTGTATCTATAAATAGTTCATAGTCACCGCTGGCAATAACCGAGGTAGCCATTACGAAACCGCAATATTTGCTGGGCCTGCCGCCCTGTTGTATGCGCGTATAGCGTTTACGATTGCTTCGCCAGCGGTTGCGTTAGGTACAAGGGTGCTTAAATTTATGGTCATGTTGCCGCCACCCGGCATACCCATATCGCCACCCGTCTGCATTGGGGTTACCGACGGTACCGGTGGGCGTGTAATTGCTTCGCTGAACCCCGCGCTAATTCCCTTAATGTCAGCCAATTTTAGACCTTTAGCCTTAAGCCTTTTTTGGGCTAGATCAAACGCCGCCTCGACACCCTGTAAATATGCTTGCGCGTTATCTACACCGGCTTGGAACCATTGCGCTGCAGCCTGTTGGCCGATGGTTGCCGCTGCGTTATCGGCTGCCATTACTAGATCGTTGGTTTCGGCAATAGCGCTAGCCCCGCCTGCGATTAGTTCAGCTGCAATAGCCGCGCCGCTTTCCCCGCCGGCATCTAAAACCGCTTGTAACGATTGCTGGCTTAAGCCCATTTGCAACAGTGTTTTAACGTCGTTGCCATATTTGACAATGCCGGCTACCTGATCGCGCAAACCCTGTAGAAACCCTGCCCCTGTTTCGTCGCCAGCGTCTTTAGCATCAGCAAAACTAAACGCGTCTTTAATGCTGTCGCTTACGTTTGTAGCAAAATCGCTAAACGCTGTTTGTGCATCCACTAATTGTTTTTGTGCATCCTCGAGCGCTGCCTTGAGGTACTTTTCTAGTGCCTCGGTTGCTTCTTTTATTTTGTCTGCCATGCCCTTGGCGGCGTTACCTGTACTTCCTAATTTCTTTTCTACTGGGCCAAGGCCATTGTTTATTTCACTTAGTTGCGGACCAAACGGTTTAATGGTTTCTACGCTGGTTTTAGTTGCTTGCTTAAATGCTAGAAACGCGCCCGCTGCAACTACCAGCCCGGCAGCGATTGCGGCAGCGCCAACGCCAATAGTTAGCGCGGTGTTAGCGGCTGCAGCCGAGGCAGCAAGTGACCAGTTAAGCGCGGTAGTAACAATGGTTACAGCGTTAGCAACTAATTGCGCGGCCTTAAACGCAATAAGGGCGGTGGCAATGGCAGCAATAGCGGTGCCTACGGCAAGCATTGTGCCTACGTGATCTTGCGCCCAATTACCAAAACTGATAAGCGCGGGTAGTACGGCTTCCACGGCTGGCAGAATTGCCATACCGATTGCCTCGGCGGCTTCACTTAGCGCAATGTTTAGGCGCTTAAATTTGCCCTCTACTGTGTTGGCTGCAACGGCTGCAGACCCGCCAAATGTGCTAGACAAATTCGCCATAACCTCATCGAGGCTGGCGCCGTCTTTGATCATTGCGTACAGTTGCGGCGATAACTGTTTGAGCGCTTTATAGTTGCCGCCATAAGCCTTGGATAATGCGTCGCTCACGGTTTGTAAATCAACACCGGTACCAGCGGCAACATCCATCGCCAATTCAAGTGCGGTGTTAGCGGTTGCTAAGTTTTGTGTACCTAAAACCAATGACGCCAACGCCGGGCGTAGTTCATCATCGGCTACGCCTGTTTGCATAGCCATAGCGCTAATGGACTTTTCGGTAGCGTTTATTTGTTCGTCAGTAGCACGAACCACGTTTTGTAGCGTTTTGGCTAATTTGGCTTGCGCGGCGCTGTCCTCTATGGCGGCTTTAACGCTGTAACCAGCGGCAGCGGTAAGCGCACCTAGCGCGGCAACGGCTGGCAAAAATGCTTTACCAGCAATAAACCCGGCGCGCTCGCTGTTAGTTTCTAGTTTCTTTAATTGGGTTATTGCTTTAGTAAACCCTGAACCGTCAAGGCTGCTAATAATCGGTATGTTAATTGCCACGAGTAAACCCTAATTTTCTGTTAGTGCGCCGGGCAACATCGTTAATTACTAACTCTACTTTGGCTTCCACGGCCTCACGGTTATTAGTTACCGCTTTGTCAATGGCTCGAGGTTGCTCGCCTACCTCTTTGTTTAGGTTGGTAATAAACATACTGTCGGTATTGCGCCCGGCATGGTCATAGATTGCGCCAGCTGCGTTGGCCTGTTGAATAACCATTAACTGGTATGGCTTGCTTCCATATACCACCTGCTCTTGGTGGGTTACCACGCCATCGGTAGTGCGGTTGTAGTTCACGTAGCGTTCTTTGCTGGCGCGTACACCTACCTTTACCTTAAAACCCTTTTGCACCTGATCGGTACGCCATGACGTTTCACGGCCTTTAACTAGATTGCCACGTCGCATACCACTTAACGGCTCGCCAGTGCCTTTGCTGTTATCAAAATTTGCTACCATGCTGCGAGCCTCTGCAACGATTACTTGGCCCGTACTTTGTATGTCTTTAGTGATCTGTTTCCTGTAGGCAGGGTCAAAATCATTTAACGCTTTTAACGCCTCTTGTATGCCATCTACTTGGGGGATAGCCGAGCGCGACGCCATTACTTACCGCCACGTTGCTTATTAAGTATTTCAATGGTGGCGTTCATATCGTCTAACTCGAATGATATCTCACTAGGCCAAAACCCTGTAGCAACCAAAATCTCGGCAAGCGCTCTACGCACCGTGCCGTTTAGGCTTTTGGGTCTTGCTGTTCCACCACTTCAATAGACGCCAACGATGTAATAAACGCGTCAAGTGTTGCCGGTACCGTGATACCTGCAAACCGTGTGGCCTCGTAACACAAATAGGCTAAATCCTCAACGCCAACACCTTGCGCCATCTCCGATGCTTTGCGCTTAAATTTGCGTTCCCAACTAACAATAGTCATTAAGTTAGTAGTTACTTCGTGCGTGCTGCCATCGTTAAACGTGGCTTTTAGTTGCAGTTGCATTATGCGCCTTTTCGTGTCGGGCCGTTGCCGGCTTTAATTAAACTTCAACTACTGAGTAAACGCCACCGGTAAAGGTAACGCTCATGGTGCCTAGCGCGCCCATTGCCAATGTGTATGGCAAGGCTTCTAAGTATGCACCGGTAAGGGTCATGGTTGGGTTGGTTGCTGTTCCCGGGCTGGTTGCCGATGGTGACCATGAAACAGTTACCTGTGTGCCTACCAATGCTTTTAGCGTTGCGTAGGTTTCCGATGCGGCAAACGATGCGTATAGGTCAAGCTGCAAGGTGGAATTCTCGAGGCCCGCTACGTATGAACGCGAGCCAGTACCAAACGCGGTGCTTTCCAATGCTTCAATGGTGCGAGTAAAAACCAAGCCTTGGCACTTATCTTGCAAACTGACCGCGGAAACGGTCACATTTGGATTGCTGAGGTAAGTGGAAGTCGCCATTTTGTTTTAGTCCTTTGCTGAGTTCTTGCTATTAGTTTTAGCAGGTTTTGTGGTTTCGTTTGTGGATTGTTCTATAAACCCGCCCTCGACTAGCGCGGCAATGTTTATGCCGTTGGCCTCTGCACCCTCGGCGTCAAACTCGGCACCGGGTACACCTACGCGTGGGCTAATAATTATGTATGCCATGGGTTTAGTCCTAACTGGTTTGGGCTTGCATTTCTATTGTTAAATCATACGCTGGCATTTCGGCGCCGCCGATGATTGCAATAGTGGGGCGCCCGCTGGTAACTGCCACGTTTTTGCCTAAAACCAAACTGGCTAGGTGCATTAGGTTGCGTTGCGCGTCAAGATTGCCCGGGCCAAGGGTAATAATTCGTACCGTGTAGGTCATTTGGACAATGTTTCCCCCGCCGCCATACACGCTAAACGTGGGGGCGTCTATAAACGCGCATGGCGGTACAAGGTTTCGGGGGTCTGTTACCACTTGCAAACCAGTGACCGTGGTTAGCGTGGCAGCGAGATCGTCTAGCGCCTCATTAAATAGATCGGTGTAGGCAACAGGCATTATGCCACCGCTGGTTTAGGAATACCCAACAGCATTTTAATTGCCGGGCTTAGACCTACCGAGGCACCGGCAGACATGCCATCAAACGTGGCAAAATCGGTTACGGCCCCACGCTGGCGGTAGAAAAACCCGCCTAGTGAAATGGTGCCAAGGGTGACCTGCCCGTTAGGTGACGTGGTAAGGCTGTCAATGTAACCAGCCTCTTGGCGTCGCGTGAACGCAAGGCTGTTGGCAGCTGACGCGCATTGAGTAAGAAACGCGGTGTCGAGCGCCGATGCTGTACCGATACCTAGCCAGTCCTCAATTTGTGCGGCGGTAATCCATGTGCAGGTTTCGGTAAATGTGATCGTGCCAGTAGACGCGGTGCGCTGTACGTCTGTACCGGTGCATTTGTAAAGCACCTGATTAGGTACAGGTATTTCGTAATTAAAAAGTAAATCGCCCTCATCGTCTACGCCAATAAACAAATACTCGGGTAAATCGTAAACCGTAAACGTGCCATTAAACGGTACTGCAACGGAACCAACCGTAAAGGTTCCGCCTACAACTAAATCATTAGGTGTAAGAGTTTGCAGTACCGCGTAATTGCTAAGTAACTGTTTATGTGTGACCGTGTAAGCGGCCATAACTGGCCTCTTTTCCGATTATACGAGTTTGCAGAATTTGGTTGCGTCTGCCATGAACGCTGCAGCGTAACCGCGGTAAGCAATGGTGCGGCCCAAGATGCTTGGAACCTCAACCGAAATTGCACCCTTTTGCTGTTCATAGAACTCGAACCCTGCAGCATCACCGGCAGCATGGCCGATAAATGCGGTGTCGGCTGCCATGTTCTTATCAACTACCAAGGTAAGGCCCAACGGGGTGCCATTCCATGAGGTTGCTGACTGTGTGCCAAGTGCGTTAAATGCCATCATGTTTGGCGCGCCAACAAACGGGAACGCTGGTTCACCTGTTGTAGAGACCAATTTTCCAAGACGGTACCACGTC